TGTGTATAATATGTTGCAGGAGCATTTGCTTTTATTTCTGCGTTTGTTTCAGAAGTAGTTCCGTTATCAATAGTATATTTTAATTCTAAGCCAATAGTTAATCTTTCACTAGTTCCTGTTTTACTTTGATAAGGTATGCTGATCGATATATTAATCATTTCGTCAGGACTAATTACATAACTTCTATTTTCACTTACACGATAATAAACTTTAAAGGATCCTTTTGGTAATTCACCAAACGTACCGTCACTAAAAATTAAACTAATTCTATCTTCAACACGAGTAAGTACACTGTAAACATTTCTAATATTTTTATTTAAACTGTTGTATACAATGTTGTTTCCTTCTACAGCATCAACCTTACTCCACAACTCAGTTTCATTACCAATATTATCTAATTTATACAACCATACATCTGAATTGTTGACGTTAACTGCATCTAGTGCAACTACTTGGTTAGTTGAAGGATTAGATACGTTAAAGTTTCCTTGATCTAATCGTCCTTGACGGAAATGTGTAAAAAATCCTGTATTTGAACTGCCGGCTCCTTGTCCGTCATCTCTATATAAAAAGGCAAAGTTATTACCCGGTAGAGGAGACTCTTCAACAATGCTGTTGTCTTCGATGCCAGTTGATACTATTTCAAATTGTGTGTTTTTACCGTCAACATTTTTACTAAATCCAAATATTGGAATATCTGTATTTGTGCCATTGACTCTATATTGTTCAGCACTTACTCCATTTACAATTCCTGTTTTTACAGGACGTCCGTAGACTGAGTTTGCAGGTAACGCTGAATTTAAAACTTTAATAAATTGTTCATACCACTCTTGATTTGAAATATCGTTCCAAAGAACTGTTTGTCCTGATAAATTAGTTCCGTTTGAATCATATAGTTCTTCTGTAGTACTTACAGATTCAAACTTTAATAAACCGTTTGCTGCTTGATTACGTTTAGGATTATAGGAAAGCAGTCTTGCTAAACGTAATACACTTTCACGGCGTTCTGCTAGTTCAAGGAAGTTTTCTCTTGCGTTAAGATCAATACGATAGCTGATATTTTGACCTAGGAAAGCAATAAGATCAATTAGTGCTAAGTATTCACTTGACTCAATATAGTCGTTAAAATCTTCAGGATAGTTTTGGCGTAGATAGCCAATCATAGTTCTGCGTAAATTGTCAAAGTCATAACTTTGGAAATCTGCATTACGGAAGGTTTGATAAATTCGCTTCCAGTCTTCTGCTAATAATAATCTGTTTTGTCTGTCTGTACTTGACATACTTGCTTTCCTTTAATTGATACAGTATTTATTAAGTTTAGAAAAGTGCGTATTTAATTTTACGCTATTGCGTTATCTTCGTCAAACTTTAGTTTCATACTTTCTGAGATATTATATGGCAAATATGTAAGTGTGCATTCTATTAAAATGCCGCTTTCGTACGTGTCAACTGTTACTTGTTCAACTTGTACCCTCGGATCATAGTTAACAACTTCTGTAACGTTATTAGCAATAGCATCTCTAAGGGAATCTGTCATTGGTTCAAAAAGTACGTCCCAAATAATAGTTCCAAACCCTGGATTTTCTAATTTTTCACCTACTCTAATATGAAAATGGTTAATAATATCTTGTTTGATTAGGGCAATATCATAGAGATTAAAACTATTACTGTTGTTATTAACAGTTGAAATACCCTTATAAGCACGACTTTCTACTGGTGTAGAAGGACGCTTATTTGATTTAATTTCAATTTCTTTATATAGTTTTTTCTCTTGTGTGCTCATAATGTATTTACCCTCTTATTGCGGACCGCTGCTTGTAGTCGGAGCATCTGTGTCAACTCTATTACCTGCTTCGATGTTTGTTCCTGCTGGCTCTGTAGTGATACTTTCTACTGGTGTAAGATCACCTGTAATAAGTTTGCTTGCAAAACCTCTACCAAGCCCTATACGATTAGCAGTTTCGTTGCCTCCTTGATCTGCATACCCGACTGCTCTTCGAAATTGTTGTCCTAGTGCGCCAAAATCAAAACTGTCCCAACTTACTGTTTTAGATTGAATGTACGCACATGCAACTTTTACAGCAATTTCAGGATCATTTACTAGATCAGGATTTTCTACAATTTGCGGAACTCCTGCTTTACCACCATATGTTCTATAATTGTCTTTAAAGGTAAGCTGGATAAGTCCTCTACCACGATACTTGTATCCTTCATTTTGTGCGTTACCATATCTATTACCGTAAATTGTGTTAGCAATCGCAGCTGGTCCAGCAGCAACAAGTTCTTGTGCAAATGCGTCACTTCTAACACGAGTAGGGAAAACTCGTCTAAGAGCAGATGCACGATAGTTTAAGTTTTCACTTCTAGGACGGAAAGCACACTCTGCTTGAATTTGTGCCATTGCCATACCAAGTGCTTCTGCATTACCAGGGGTTTCGCCAGGCGCAAGTCTGCTCGGATCTGCTGTTTTGAGTGCGTTTGCAGGATCCAATCCTATTTTTTTAATAAGCTCGCTTAAGAAGTATTGTTGCAGTAGTGTAACTTCAACTGGTTTTGCCGGTTGATCACCGGATGCTCCTACTTCTCCAGGAATAACAGTTTGCGGTCCGTTAAGATTTGCTGCTGATACAGTTGAGCCGCTTGCTGCACCACTTCCGGCTAAGTCGCCGGCACTACCTAATTGTGGTGTTGACTCTCTTAGTGCAGGACTAGGCGATCCAGCTGCTTGAGTATACTGTGGCGTAAATGTTCCTGGATCTAAATGTTCGTGTGCATTCCACGGTTCGTGTACCGGTACACGAACTGGCCATAATGCAGGTGCTGCAACTGCTGCTGTTGCTGCTGATCCTGCGTTTGCTGCTCCTGTAGCAGCTGGGCCGTTCAAATGTATATTGCCAGCAGATTGTAAAATATCGCCGCCGGATGCAATTTCTGTATTTGCGCCAGATGTAAAATAATTATAGCCTCCCGAATTAACGTCCCACGATGCTTGTGTATCTTTTCTGGCACCAGTAGTATTAATATCAAGTGTTGCTTGACTAGTAATATTGTGTGCTGCTGCTACAAGTAAATTATTATCTGCACCTACAAATATTTTTTGTGTTGCACCAACATAAACATCATGATTGGCTCCAACATCTAGTTTGTGATCTACGCCCACTTTAACGTCACTATTATTTGACACAGTTAATTTGTAATCTCTACTAGCATTAAGATTAATATCTCGTGCAGCAGTCATATTAATATCTCTGTCAGCACTTATATTCAAGTCATTTTGTGTTCTAATACTAACACTATCTTGTGCGTAGATGTCAATTTTTCCGTTTGCTGTTAGCTCGATCCACGTAGATCCATTTGCATTTGCAATATAAATTAAATCTTCCGAATTATGCATTAATATTTGGTGTCCAGTACGTGTTCTAAAACGCATCATTTCACCTTTAGGAATAGTTTTTATTCCTGTAGTTGCATCTGGATTATTAACTAAACTTGTATATTCTTTAGGACCTTGCGAAGCATAGCTATTTCTTATTTCTCTCTCATCACCGTCATCCATTACAATACTATGTCCACCTAAGACACTAGAAAAACTTTGTGTTCTTGAGTTAGAATCGCCAATAGATGTTTTAGGAGCACCATCACGCTTATCCCTAGGTCCGGGGGTACTTACACCGAAGATATGCGAAGGAGTTTCTCTACGGCTCGAATGGTTACCAGGGCCTCTTACTGGATCATCAACTAATCCTTGTCTTGCTAAAATTGTGTAGAAATCACTATTAACAGGTTTAGTATATCTATTAGGATTATTTCCTACACCTGTTGCAATACGCTTGTTGTATTCTCCAACTGGTAGTGGCCTACCTTGTTCTTGTGTATTAAACTCACTTCCTGCCCAAGGATCTGGCGTCATCCAGTTTGTGTAAGTGTCATGAACACATCCTATCCAATATCCTCTTGCGATATTTCCTTCAGCGAACATAACAAGAACTTTAGTTCCTGGACTCGGAGGAACGAACCACATACCGTAACTCTTTTGTGTTCCTTGAAATGTATCTTCAGATGTAGTTCCAGCAACAGGAGTTTGTCCTGCAAAAGGACTCATATATTTTACTGTAACAACTTGTCCTGATCTTTCAGGCTGATTTCCGCTTTCACTATTTTTTAATAGTTCTACAGTTAACCCTCCCATTCTTTTAGGGTCAAGATGAGATATTACAATTGCTTCGTAAGGTCCGGGGTTATTTACTAATTTTCTATTGCCTGGGCGACTATCTACTGCCATTTAAAATTTCCTATCTTTGCGGTCTCGGAAAGCCCCATATATCTGTAGGACCTCTATCAACTGGTGTTGTTGTAGTTGTTGTTGCGGCCGGCGTTTCTGTAGTTGTAGTTGTAGTTGTAGTTGTAGTTGTACCTGTTGCTGTCGCAGGTGTTGCTCCTGATCCGCCGCTGCTAGGAGCTGCTGTTTGATCGCCTCTTGGATCATTAGCATCAGGATTTGATGCAGTAGTAGGAGTAACATTTTGATTACCGTCTACTGTTGCGTCTGCTGGTCTACTTGTTACAGCATTATTGTCTTGTTGCGATCCTTCTTGTCCTACATCAGTTGCTTGGTTAGGACGTCTAATTAATTTTAGTACCTGGGTAAATTTACCGCTTGTTAGAGAATTTTTTACGGTATTAACTTTATACAGTCCTCCAAACGCTCCAACAGGTACAGTATCGCCAGTGCCGGTCATTCCAGTTGGAAAAATCATGTTACCTCCATTACTAGGATAATCTATAGGAGTTCTAAAATTAACATTTACTTCAATTTCAGTTCTTTGATAATTCATTGTGCCGTCTGCTGTATATGCAGGATCTCCAGAGGGCGGCGAACTGTAATTTCCTTGTCCAGTATCTGCTAGATAATACGGATCACCTAAAACAGTTAATTCCATTGTAACTAAATCTACTTCATTATTTACAATAGCTTCGTTAAACATTCTTGCAATATGAACTTTTGGACTATCAGCATCTCCGCCGCCGCCTTGTCCTGTTGAAACTGCATTTGAAACTTCTGCAACATTAGGGTTACCCGTTAAACTTACAATACCTGCTGCTCCTTCTGATTGTGTAAATGTTGAATTATTAGGATTATTTGTACTGTCTGTTGTTGCTGACCTAGCAGTACCGGAAGAGTTTATACCTGAACTAACTGCTTTAAAAAATGAATTATTAAAGTTAATTTGAAAATCTAAAATATCATCGTTTTGTCCAGTATAGATATAATCGTATTGTTTAGCTGCTTGTTCTTTTCTCTTTTTAATACCAACTGACGGTTGTGTTGAATTGTTAAACACACTTGAGTGTACTAGATAAGGAACAACGGCATAAACATAAATCTTTGGATTTTCTCCACTAACACTTCTTACTTGTTCGTCAGATACTAAGAAAGTTTGTGTATGAACTCTAAACCAAGGAATCATACCGTTAGAGTCTGGTTTAATTTCTGTAGCTGCTTTTTGCCCATATGTGCTTAGAATTACAATTTCTTCAATTATTTGTTCGATTGTAGTTCCAGTTTGGAACTGAAAAGTTCTAAA